GGCGGATCGGCCGCTCGCCCGATCTGGGCGACAGCCTTGTTTACGCCTTCGCGACGCCGGCCCGGCCGGCGCTCCTGGATTTCATGGCGGCCCAGGCGGCCGACCTGCTCCGAGGAACCTAACTCATGAGTGATATGGGTAACCGACCCCAACCCGGGCTTCTGACCCGGGTTGCCCAGGGCTTGTCTTATGCCGCGACCGGCAAAGCGCCGCCGGCCTGGTTCGGGCCGCTGACGCCCATGGTGCCGATCGCCGAGCCGGTGCCGATCGGCCGGCAATTCGACTATCCCGCCGGCTATAACCTGCGCATTCGCCCGCGCGAGGATGAGCGGGTCGGGTTCGAGGAGTTGCGCGGCCTGGCGGACGCCTGGGATGTCCTCCGCCTCGTCATCGAGACCCGGAAAGACCAGCTCGAACGGCAGGCCTGGACCATTCGGCCGCGCCCGGGTGTCCCCACGCGCAAGAACGATCCCCGGATCGCCCTCGTCCAGCGCCTCCTTGAGTGTCCCGATGGCGAGCACGGCTGGGCCGCGTGGCTCCGGATGCTGCTCGAGGATCTCTTCGTCATCGACGCGCCGAGCCTTTATCTGCGCCGTGACCGGCGCGGCGGGCTCGCGGCTCTGGAGATCGTCGACGGCGCCACGATCAAGCGGATCCTTGACGACGGTGGCCGCACCCCCCTCCCGCCCGATCCGGCCTATCAGCAGATCCTGAAGGGGGTCCCGGCGGTCGATTATTCGACCGAGGATCTGCTCTACGCGCCGCGGAACCCGCGGCCCCACAAGGTCTACGGGTTCTCGCCCGTCGAGCAGGTCCTGCTCACGGTGAATATCGCGATCCGGCGGCAGGCGAGCCAGCTCGCCTATTTCACCGAAGGCAACACGCCCGAGGCGCTGATCGGTGTCCCCGAGAGCTGGACGCCGGAGCAGATCCGGCAGTTCCAGGAATATTGGGACGCCCTGTTGGAGGGGAATCTGGAGGCGCGGCGGCACAGCCGCTTCGTGCCCGGGGGTCTGCGCTACCAGCCGACCCGGGAGCCGCCGCTCAAGGACGAGTTCGACGAGTGGCTGGCCCGGGTCGCCTGTTTCGCGTTCTCGGTGCCGCCGATCCCCTTCATCCGCCAGATGAACCGGGCGACCGCCGACACAGCGCAGGAAGCGGCGCTTGAGGAGGGTCTGGCCCCGCTGATGGCGTGGTTGAAGGCGCTCATCGACCGGGTCATCCGCCGGGTATTGGACTTTGATGATCTGGAATTCGCCTGGGTCGCCGAGACCAGCACGGACCTCGCCAAACAGGCCGAGGTCGACACGGCCTATGTCGCGGCCGGGATCAAGTCCCGGAACGAAATCCGCGCCAGTCTCGGCCTCGACCCGCTGCCCGGCGGCGACGCGCTCACGGTCGCCGGGCCGGTGCAGGCACTGGCGCAGGTCCTGAGCGGCGGGCCGGTCGCGAAGGCCGGGTTCAACCCGGACGAGGCGCGGGATGGGCGAGGGCGCTGGACGGGGGATGGGGGATCGGGCGGGGTGGGGGCGGCGAAGCCGGTGGCGTTCGCCAGTGCTCTTGCCATGGGCGGCGGCGCAGCCGCCGAGGGCGTCGTAGGCGAGGGCATAGCGATCCCGGCGTTGGCAAATCCGGTCGGGTTGGGCGCCGCCGGCTTGGTCCTGATGATAGGGGGTGACCTGTATCTCGCCGTACACCCCGAACTTTGGCCGACAATGTACGATTATGACCCGAAGACCCGAAAACTTACTCAGTATGTCGCGGATCCGAGTTCAGGGATGCCTATCGTATTCGCCGAAGGCTACTTGAGCGAGGACGGAAAGTTCCGAGACCAGTCGGGCAAGGTCATCGCCGAGCCGGCACAGATTCCGCGCTTGCCCGGTTTCAGCGAGGGTGGCCCGCAATCGCCGCCCCCGCTGCGCGGCTATGGCGAGGACGGTCCAGTCGATCTCCCGAACCACACCGGCGACACGGCCGGCCTCGCCCAAGTCCGTCCGCCCCCGCCGTTCACGACCCCGGCGGATCCGATCCCGAACGAGCCCGAGGTCCTGGAGGTCCCGGACTTCCATCCGCCGGACGTTCAGGAGGCGCGCGGCGGGCCAAGAGACCCGTCGAAGCCTCTTCCCCCGTGGCGACAGTCGGAGATCGACATCGGGGCAAGTCTTGGGGACGGCATCCAGTACCAACCGAGCTACAAGGACGGAGCGCCGGCCAGATACGGAACACCCGGCAGCGTTCGCCCGGACAATGCCGACGCTGATCAGACCTACTGCTTCGATATCAAGCGTTATGATCTCGCGAATAATGAGAACGGCTTCCTCAATGACGTGAGCGAACAAATAAAAAATCGTGCTCCGCAATTGCCGCTTGGCATGAAGCAGTGCATCATAGCCGATATCAGAGATCAGGCGGTTTCGGCAGCTCAGATCGAGCGCATCCGAACGGCAATTTTTGAAAAGACGAATGGACTGATCGATAAGGCGGATATCAAATTTTTTGGGGGGCCTGGGCAATGAGCAACATCGGTTTCGTTGGTGGGTCTATGATCATGGGCATCGGTCCTAAAGAGGGTATGGCGACATTCTATCGCTGCATCTCTGACTTTGTGGTACCATCGACGGGTAAGGATTTTAGAGTTCTTACCGACCGATTATATCGGCGTTACGTTAGTATCGAAGATCTAGACTCGGCTATAGATGCAATGGCTGATGTCAAGGAGTCCTTTAGCAAGATCTCCTTGCGCCAAGTCCCAAATCTGGTTGCTACGCTGGGCAGGTCTTGTGGGCATGATGTTGATTCGAATCCAAATCTGGGCGCCGCGTTTAGTAAGTATTTCGAAGGGTTCGACATATGTGCGTCTGACGCCAAATCTTTGTTACGGCAACACAATACTTACGTCCCACTGATGACCGTGGTTGCTTCTATACCCGAGGCTCTGACTGATTATAGTCATCGTCCGCTGGCGGAATTCGACAACCTTGAGGGGTTGCCCCTCTGGCTCCGCTGATTCCGCTCAGTATGTGAGGCTCTGTGACGCGGTCATCGGGGACCGTTCGGCACCTCACTAACAGCCGTCGTTAAATCGCCGCGCTCTGAACCGGTCGAGATGCCGCCACGATCAAGCGCATCCTCGACGATGGCGGCCGCACCCCGCTACCACCCGATCCGGCCTATCAGCAGATCCTGAAGGGCGTCCCCGCGGTCGATTATTCGACCGAGGACCTGCTCTACGCGCCGCGGAACCCGCGGCCGCACAAGGTCTACGGGTTCTCCCCCGTGGAGCAGGTTCTGCTCACGGTGAATATCGCGATCCGCCGGCAGGCCAGCCCGCTCGCCTATTTCACGGAAGGCAACACGCCGGAGGCGCTGATCGGTGTCCCCGAGAGCTGGACGCCGGAGCAGATCCGGCAGTTCCAGGAATACTGGGACGCCCTGTTGGAGGGGAATCTGGAGGCGCGGCGGCACAGCCGCTTCGTGCCCGGGGGTCTGCGGTACCAGCCGACCCGCGAGCCGCCGCTCAAGGACGAGTTCGACGAGTGGCTGGCCCGGGTCGCCTGTTTCGCGTTCTCGGTGCCGCCGACCCCCTTCATCCGCCAGATGAACCGGGCGACGGCCGACACCGCGCAGGAAGCAGCGTTGGAGGAGGGTCTCGCCCCGCTGATGGCGTGGCTGAAGGCGCTCATCGATCGGGTCATCCGCCGGGTATTGGACTTTGATGATCTGGAATTCGCCTGGGTGGTCGAGACCAGTACGGACCTCGCCAAACAGGCCGAGGTCGACACGGCTTACGTCGCCGCCGGGATCAAGTCACGCAACGAAATCCGCGCCAGTCTCGGCCTCGACCCGCTCCCCGGCGGCGATGCGCTGACGGTCGCCGGTCCGATCCAGGCACTGGCGCAGGTGTTGAGCGGCGGGGTGGTCGCGAAAGCCGGGTTCAACCCGGGCGAGGCGCGGGATGCGCAAGGGCGCTGGACGGGGGATGGGGGCGGGGTGGGGGCGGCGAGGCCCGACCTGCGTTACGGCCAGGCACAGGCGACTCTCGTGGCCGCGACCTCGGCGGCGCCGGCTCCCGCCGAGCCAAGTGTCCCGCCCATGGAAATGCCCGGTCGACCGACCGCGCCGCCACCACCGCCGGCCAACGAAAATCGGCTTCCCGCGCCGAGTGCAGGCGCTGTCGGAGCGGCCCGCTGGGCGGCGCTCGACGAGGCGCTTGGGCGGATTTCCGGGTGGGCGATCCTGGGTGCCTTCGCCCACGGGCTTGGCGACATGGCCGGGCACTACTTCGCGGATCCGGCGACGGGCCGGGCCGCGGCCATCGCCGGGTTTGTCCGGGGGCAGCTCATGCCGGGCAGTCCGGAAGGGAACGCGATGCTGAACGCGCTCCCAATCTCGCCCTTCGCCTACGGCATGGGCGAGGACGCGGTGGTCAAAGCCGCAAACGCGTTGCTGTCGTTGAAGGCCGGATACCCGGTTGATATCCGAACCACCGACCCGGACGATATCGCCCGCATCGTCGGGATGCCCTGGCCGGACGCGGCGACGATCACGGCGAATGCCAAGAAACTGGCCAACCCGCCTCAGGCATCGTCAGAGCCTGCGGCACCGAACCCGTCGAACGATCCGCCGCCCAACGACGACCCTTACCAAAAGGTCAAAGAGGAACTCTGCGACGTTGCCTGCGCCTGCCTTGCGGATCCCAAACGGGCCGACCAGACGACGTTTCAGGCGTGTATGGCGGCAGAATTCAGGAAAAGATATTATGATCCGACAAAGGGCCACCACCCGCAAGGAGGGCCGCGCTATCCGAAAAGTCCGGATGCGGATGGGCCGCGACCCGAGGTGAGTTACCGAAAGAACGACGAGGACGAATACAAAGTTGTGGAGAGCCGCCTCTACCCGGGATTTCCATCAAGCGCGCCCGTCGTTCCTGACGCACCGCGCCCGGATTTCTCCTGGTGGCTCGGCGGCAAGCTCTGGAAGATTATTGAGGTCAAGTTCAAGAACGCGATGGGTTACCTCAATGGTATGACAAAAATGCAGGCGGATGGGAAGTATAGGGAGATCGCCAAATCCTACGGTCTCGATCCCGACAAGGATGTGATTCACTTCGACGTGGATAAGGAATGTGAGTGTGGAGCGAAAGACGATGACAATGGAGACACCTGATCGATCAAAGAAGGAGGTGTTCTTATGACTCGCACCGCAACTGTTAAACTAGATCCTATTTGGGTCGAAAAATCCGCATGCTTCCGAGACTCCGACAATGATCTTGTCTCTCGAATTGGTGGGTTGGCATCAATCTATTTTACTGGTGGCTGCACCGGTAAATGCCGGGAAGGGATGCTCCAGATCTTCCGCGAGTATCGGAATCTGTGCGACGGGAAACTCGAATATTATCAGCCAAAGAATTCGCCGACGGTCAAGCGCTGGCGCGGCGAGGGGTTGCCGCCAGCTTATGTTCGGATGGCTGAGGGGGGCGAGTCGGATGAATTTTTCTATCACATGGCCGGCTTCGATCCGACCGAGCCGTATGACCCATCCTTCTATCGGATCCTCGGCTTTGGCTTCGAAAAGACTGACACATCTCGGCCGCTGTCTGCAGTGAAGACCCACTTTCATCCGAAGCGCATCCTCGACGATCCGGATGCGTTCGTGACGATGATTTCTCGGTGGTGCGGGCTGGTCGATGCCCTGCACGGATCAGTCGGACTCGGCGTTCTCACTGAACCTGGCAGCGAGACCTTCGGGCGGCCGATCCACTATCCGCTGCTGAAACGCTATCCCGCCGCCGAATACGATGATATGGGCGGATTTTTCTCTGAATCGCGACAGGGTGGCTACGAAAGCCCGCGCTCGTCAAACTGGCTCACCATTCTCGGCGATCCGAACATCGCCCGGCTCGGCGGTGCTGAGGCCATTCGGGCTGAACTCGATCCGGGCATGACTCTGGTGGACTACGACGGCGGCACGATCATTCGCGCCGGCGACTATCCCGCGCTCGGCGATGGCGAGACCGGCGAAGTGCCTCCGGCCTATCGCACCGCCGCCCGGATCATCAAACCGATCCGCTTCGAGGGCTACAAATACAGCGTCATCAAAGTGCCGGACGGGCTCGTTCCGCTTGAGGAGACTCTGAAGTGGATCCGGCGTTTCGATTGATCATAGTCCAGCCGGCCAGGGCGGAGGGACGGCAGGCGGGAAGCGGCGCGATTGTGTTCTTGATGTGTTCGATTTTGGAGGCTATCGTCGCTCACGTCTCGTGACTGCCCAGGCGAACGGCCGACGTGAAGCCGCTCAGCGCCGCCGATGAGGCGGATTTCGACGTCCTCATCGGCCCGGCGAATTGGGCCCTGTTCAAACGCGAACCCGAGCGGTACCTGGCACTGGTCGAGTCTCGAATCGCGGGCAATCCCGACAACCCACATAACTACTTCGCGAAGCAGGATACGCTCCACTGGCTCGGTCGGTATGCGGAAGCGCTCGAGGCTCTGGATCGGGGGATCGCGATGGACGACGAACCAAGCCGGTCGTGGTTCCAGGCTCGTGGTGAGCTGTTGATGAAGCTGGGGCGATTCGAGGAGGCCTTGGCGGATCTGGATAAGGCGCATGATCTCGACGAGGTGGGCTGGACCGAGACCTTCGCGCCACTCGTCCGCGCGACCTGTCACGCGCAGCTTGGGCATCTCGACGCGGCGCTCGCCGATTGCGCTACTCTGCCGGACGATCATTGGACGCCGGGCCTGGGTCGGGGGCTCCTGCCCAAGGGGAACAAGGCCGAGGTCGTCGCGGCGCTCACGGCCCTGGCAATCGAAGCACGTGGAACGCCCCCGACATCGTGACCATAGATTTTTCGTGACGACCCCGAAAATAGTTCTTGCTTTGTTCCGAATCATCCGATAACCTTTTCCCATCGTTAGAAATCCGCCCGCCCGGCATCGCCGCGGCGGGTTTTTGTTTGGAGCCCGGAGGGGTCATGCAGGTCTTCGCCCGATTCGCCAAGCTCGATGAGGAGCAGCGCATGGTCTGGGGCTATGCCTCGACCGAAGCGCTCGACAGTCAGGGCGAAATCGTCCGGCGCGCCGCGGTCGCCGCGGCGCTGCCGGGCTTCATGCGCTGGGGCAATATCCGCGAGATGCATCAGCCCTCGGCGGTCGGTAAGGCGCGCGAGGCCAAGGTCGATGAGCGCGGGCTCTGGCTCGGCGCCCGGATCGTCGATGGCGATGCCTGGGCCAAGGTCAAAGAGGGTGTCTATACCGGCTTCTCCATCGCCGGCCGGGTCACCGCCCGGGATCCCGTCCGCCCGAATGTCATCACCGCCTGTGATTTGAGTGAAATCAGCCTGGTCGATCGACCAGCCAACCCGGAGGCCGTCTTCACGATGTTCAAGAATGAGGAATTCGAAAAGGAGGGGCGCCGCCATGCGGCGGTCGATCTCGCCCGCGTCCAGGCCATCCACGACCATGCCCGCGATCTCGGCGCCGATTGCGCCGGGCATGGCCCCACCATGGATGGGGAGTTCGGCGATGACGAGGTCGCCAAATCCCTCCTCGGACGGCTTGACCGCCGGTTGGCGGCAATCGAGGCCCGGTTGGACTCGGTCGAGGCTCTGCCGGCGGCGCCGCGCGGGGCTCTCCGGTCCATCGCCAAGGGTGAGGATCTGGGCGGCGGGGCCATCGAGACGGCGGGCGACGTCCATTCGCTGATCAAAGCCTCGCTCCGCCGACCCCGGGCGATCTGATCGCCGTTCGTCGCACTCCATCCCGATCCGACCCAATCACCCCGCCACCGAGCGGGGTTTTTTTATGACCCGAGGAGGTCCCTCATGAGCATTTCCAGCGAGACCCTGGCGGCGGCCCGGGAGGCGCTCGACAGCGCGCGTCCCCAGGGCGGCTTCGCCAAGTCCTTCACCCAATCGGCGAACCCGATCTCGGGCCTGACCTTCTATGATCTCGAAGGGCCGGCCAAGCAGCTCGTCCCGGTCATCACACCGATCCGCAATTCCATCCCGCGGGTTCCGGCGACCGGCGGCATTCAGGCCAATTGGCGCGCCATCACCGGCGTCAATGTCGGCAATGCCACGTTCGGCGTGTCGGAGGGCAATCGCGGCCCGGTGATCGTGACCCGGACCCAGGATTACTTCGCGGTCTATCGCGCCTATGGCTTCGACGATTACGCCACCTTCGAGGCGACCCTCGCGGCACAGGGCTTCGACGATCTGAAGGCCATCACCATGGAGGGCCTGATCCGCGCGCTGATGATCCAGGAAGAGAAGATCGTCATCGGCGCCAATACCTCGATCGCCCTCGGGGTGACGCCGACGCCGACGCTGACGACCGCTGCCGGCGGCGGGTCGATCGCTGCCGGGACTCAGAGTGTTATCTGTGTGGCCCTGAGCTACGAGGGCTATCTCGGCGCCTCGCTCTCCGGCGGCCTGCCGCTCTCGGGCACGCGGACCCTGGCGGATGGGACGACCGAGCAGGTCAATCAGGGCACGGCGCAGCAATCGGCCACCGCGACGATCGCCGCGACCGGCGGCGCCTCGAGTATTACCGCCTCGGTCACGCCGGTTACGGGTGCCTTCGGGTATGCGTGGTTCCTGGGTGCGGCCGGGTCGGAGAAGCTGGCGGCGATCACCACCACCGGCCAAGTGACCCTGACCGCGCCGCCGGCCGCCGGCGCGCAGGCGGCGAGTGCCGGGTTCGCGAGCG